CTTCAGGGGGTGCTTTTTGATTGCCGAAAACAGGGAGGGGGCGGCGTGGCGAAGATCGATTTTTACCGGGAGCGCATGATGGACGCCACCAGGACGGCGCGGGCTGAAGAGCGCGCGCTGCAGGGCCGCATCGCCAAGCTGTATGAAAAGGCAGCTGAGGACATGGCTCGCAAGGCGGCTGACGCCAAAGCTGGCAGCCTGACCGAGGCGCAGGCCCAGGCGCTGGCGAAAAACCTGAGGGCGCGCAGCCGGGAGCTGTGGAGCAGCGTGAGGGACGCGACCGAAAGCGGCATGAAGACCGCCGCGCAGCGCGCTGTGGCCGTGCAGACGGATTTCCTGCTGGAGATCGGCCAGACAGCCGGCATCGATCTGAAGCCGACGCTGGCACGGGTATTCGGATCCACCGCGGACGATGCCGTGGCGCACGTGCTGCGCGGCGGGATCTACGGGGGGGATTCCCCTATGCTCTCCAAGCGGATATGGAACAACGAGGCGCTGCAGGGCAGGAAGATCGAGCAGCTGATCGCCCAGGCTGTTGCCAAGGGCGAAAGCCCGATCAGGCTGTCTAAGGCACTCGAAGCCTATGTGAACCCCAAGGCAGCGGAGCCGAGCAACTGGAATGATGTGTATGAGATCCCTTTCGATTATAAGATCGACTACAACGCCAAGCGGCTGGCCGTGACCAGCATCCGGCACGCTGCCTGGGGCGCAAGCGTGAGTGCCGCGAGGGATAACCCCTATGCCGAGTTCTACCACTGGGAGCTGACGCCGGCGCACGTGATATTTGACATCTGCGATGCCTATGCCGTGCACGACGAGGGACTCGGGGAGGGCAACTATCCGGTGGACAGCCTGCCGCTGCCGCATCCCTGGTGCACGTGCCTCTATTATGTGGATGCCAACAAGAGCCTGGAAGAGATCGCGCGGGAGCTGCGCGGATGGGCTGACGGATCACGCAGCGATGAGGCGCTGGACCGGGCATTCGGCGAATGGGTGCAGTAAATGAAATGAGGAGGAGACCATGGACGCATTGGAATTTATGCAGCGCTACAACGCGCGGGTCGACGCGATGGGCGCCGGGGCCAGGGTGAAGTGCCTGGGCATTACCAAGAAGACGACGTATACCAAGCAGGGATCGGACGAAAAGGCCGGGGAGGCCTGCCTGATGGCCACTAAGACGCAGGCCGTGAGCTTTGTTCATATCGACGGGACGATCCAGGGCTGCATCGTTTACAGCCCCATGAGCCCGGATAAGGTGACGGATGGGCTGGTCGCCTACAGCGCCTGCCTGGACATCATGACGGGGATGAACGAGAAGCGCCGGAATAAGCTGCTGGATAAGCTGCATCTGTTTGACGGCAAGCTGACCACCGCCGGGAGTAACTGCACGATTAACGGATGGATGACGGAAGTGAGGCCGGGCGATCCGGCGCGCGGATGGATCAGCTTCGCCCTGGTGGATGAGGCGGCCGGATCGGTACCGGACGTGATCGACAGGCGGGGGCCGGACTTCGGATTAAAAGCCTAAAAAACGGCCTTATTTGAGCACGCGGAAGGCGGGGGGTAACCAACCCCTGCGGCCCAGCGGTACACCGACCGTTTAACGGCGTTAAACGGCCTTATTTTGCGTGAAGGGAGGGATGCGCGGATGGCGGATAGCGGGATACTTGAAAAATTGCTCCCCAAGTCAGATGATAAGGCCTATAAAAAGGCCCGAGAGAGCTTTTGGGCATACTGCAAGCTTATAAACCCGCGCTTCTTTAGAGACAGCAGGCCGCACCTAAAGGAGTTGGCAGATACGTTGCAAGCTCTTGATGAGGGCAAGCTGGTAGCTCCCGACGGCAGCGCATGTAAACGTCTCGCCATCAGCGAACCGCCGCGTCATGGGAAGAGCTATACAATGACATTGTTTAATCAATGGTCATTTGGCAAAAACGCAGAGAATCGGATCATCAACGTTTCATATAATGAGACCCTTTCATCGCGCTTCTCAAAAGGCGTGAGAGATGGAATTGACGCAACAAAAATAGATCCTAAGTTTTCGATCTTCAGCGATGTATTCCCTGGTGTTAGGATCCGTTATGGAGACGCGGCAGCTCAGATGTGGAGCCTGGAAGGCAGTTATTTTTCATTTCTCGGCGCCGGCATGGGCGGTACAATTACTGGCGTTGGCTGCAACAAGCTCATCATTGATGATCCAATCAAAAACCATATCGAAGCCAACAATGACACGGTTCTTGCTGATCAGTGGGAGTATTTCACCAATACATTGCTGTCTCGCGTAGAAGAAGGCGGCATCATTATCATCATCATGACGCGCTGGAACACCCGCGATCTGGTAGGGAGAGCCCTGGACGCTGAGCCTGGAAAGTGGTGCGTCCTCAACCATAAAGCGTGCATCAACGAAGATACAGGGGTTATGCTGTGCCCGGAACTGCTGAGCTTCTCATCTTTCAAGGAAAAGAAAAAGCTTACAAGCCCAGAGATCTTCCTGGCCAACTATCAAAACGAGCCGATTGACGCCAAAGGCAGGCTGTACGAAGGGTTTACCACGTTTGATGCCCTTCCGGATGTTGGGCTGGATGGAAAGCCGGTTGTCAAGCACGTGACCGCGTATGTCGATACGGCGGACACGGGGGCGGACTACCTGTGCGCAGTATGTGCCGACCGCATTGACGGAGAGGCCTATATGCGCGAAGTGATTTACACGGATGAAGCCATGGAAATCACTGAGCTTGCCGTTGCTCAAATGCTGTATCAAAACGCTGCAGAGGAATGCTACATCGAAAGCAATAATGGCGGGCGCGGGTTTGCGCGAGCTGTTGAGCGGATCCTGTGGCAGCGCTATAACTGGCGACGCACAACGATCATCTGGGTGCCACAACGCCAGAATAAGGAAGCAAGGATATTAACTGAAAGCAGCTTTGTCCAGAACCACATCCGAATGCCGGCTGACTGGGCAACAAGGTGGACGGGATACTATAACGCCATGAGAAACCACCAGCGCAAGGGCAAGAACCTGCATGACGATGCGCCGGATGCTACTACCGGCCTGGCGGAGGTTATTCAACGCGGAGCTGCAATGCGCAAGAGATTCTTTAGCGGGAAGGGAGCAAGATAAATGGCAGGGTGGAAAAACGCCTGGCTTGAAGCTGAGCTTGGATCAGTTGCTGCGAAATCACTGATAGAAGATGAAGCGGAACTGATCAAGCTGTACGACTTGTATGATGGCGAGGGACAGAGGTGGGAGGTGGCCGCGGGACTGGACTACACACCTACCCAGATGGTCATTAACAACATTAAATACCTAATAAAAGAAGTGGCCCGCTTCATGTTCAGCCGCGCTCCTGAAATTACCATACAACCAAGCAAAGAAGACAAGGAAAACGCCAGCAAGTGCTCTGCTCTGGAAGACTATATCCGCAAAGTGCTTCAGGACAGCGGATGGAGCGGAAAACTCAGCAAGGCAGGGCGGGACCAGTTCATCGGCAAACGCGTGGCGCTGAAGGTGACTGGCGGACCTGACCAGCCGCTGCGCGTAGGGTTCCGGCCGTCCGTCGAGTGCTGGGCGCTGCATGATACAGAGGATGTCAGCCGGTTGGTTAAAATGATCTACCTCTACCAGATCACCGAAAGCACGAACGAGGAAGAGCAGCGATTCTGGTATCAGGTCTATGAAGCGGACGGCGGAACGGTCACCATGACCGAGCGGGTCGTCAACGGCATTGGAGACGTGATTGAGGATCGGGCTAAAGAAGCTGCGCTGCCAATCCCCTATATCCCGAGCTATGTATTGATCAATGACGGATTGACTGGAGATACCGTCGGCGAAAGCGAAGCGAAAGAGCTGGCGGAAATGGCGAACAGCTATAACCGAACAACCAGCGACGACCAAGACGCGCTCAGATTTAACATGTTTCCTCAGACAGCCTTTTTCGACGCATCGGAAGATAGCCTGTCTGCGATAAAGGTAGCCCCCAAAGCCATCGTTGACATACAGACCGATCCGTCAAGCCGTGAAAGGCAAGCCAAAGCTCAAGTGCTTGAGCCGGGGTTTTCCTATTCGGAAAGGATTGAAAAATTTCTGGATCGCCTTGACGTGAATATGAGAAAAATGCTGGGCGTGCCGCCCAAGTCCCTGGATGAGTACAAATCAAGCGGGCTATCCGGCAAAGCGCTGAAAGCCCTATACTGGCCGCTGATCACAAAATGCGATGAGAAGTGGACGGAATGGGACGCGGGACTCACCTGGATGGTGCGCTGCCTCTACGATCTGGCCATCGCCTATGGCTACGGCAAGGAGTTTGAGGGGGCGCAGTTTACGGTGGGGATCGAACACCTCTATCCCCTGACGGATGATGAGGAAGAGGAACGCGCGCTTGACCTTCGCGAGGTGCAGGCAGGCGCCAGAAGCATCCGCAGCTATATCGACAAGTGGCGGCCGGCAGAGGATGCCGAGGAGGAGCTGAAGCGGATCGTAGAAGAGAAGCGGATGCTGGAAGAGCAGTTCTGAGCGATGGCGCTCAACCAACCATGACAAAAGCAGCCTGAGAGGGCTGTTTTTAGTTGCCATAAAAGGAGGTCACCATGGCAGATATTGATACGAAGACCGGGCTGCCGGAGCAGCCCACCGAGCCCGAGGATGTCGAAAAGGAGCTTGAGGATCCCCAAGTGACGGAACAGGATCCCGAGACCCCCAAGCCTGACCCGGAACCCGAGCCGGAACCCGATCCGGAACCGGAGCCTGAGCCCGAGCCCGAACCTGAACCTGAGCCTGAGCCGGAGCCTGAGCCTGAGCCGGAACCGGTCATGCCTAATGTGCAGGAGCTGATCGACCGGACGCTGAACGCCGAGCTGCGCGCGGCCGCCGCGCTGGCCGGCATCCCCGCCATCAGGATCCCCTATGCGCTGCAGATGGCCAAGCGCAGCACGGCCTCTGAGGCTGAGGATCTGACCAAATGGGCGGATGAGCAGATCGCGCAGATCATCCGCGACATTCCCGAGCTTGTGCGAAAGCCGGCGGGTACCGGCAGCGCGGGCGACGTGGCCCGCAAGCCCGCCGCCAAGGTTGATTCCTTTGAAAAGGGATTGAGCAGGTAAACCACTAACAAAAACAGGAGGATACAAGGATGTTTGTAAACTACGTAGAAAAGCACGCCGCCAAGATCGATGAGGCCTTTTCCATCGCGAGCATCACCGAGCCCGCGGTAAACAAGGACTATGACTTTGTCGGCGCCAAGACCGTCGTTGTCCACAGCGTGCCCACGGTGGCTATGAACGACTATGCCCGCACGGGTACCGACCGCTACGGCACGCCCTCGGAGCTGGAAGACGAAACCCAGGAACTTACCATGGGCAAGGACCGCAGCTTCACCTTCACGGTTGACAAGGGCAACAGCGAAGAGGATGCCGCCCTAAACGCCGGCAAGGCGCTGAAGCGCCAGATGGAAGAGGTGATCGTGCCGGAGGTCGATAAGTACCGCCTGGCCAAGATGGCCGCGGGCGCCAAGTATACCCGCACCGGCGCGATCGACAGTAACAAGGCCTATGGGGTCTTCCTCGACCTGCAGGGCGATCTGGACGATGAAGGTGTGCCGGCGGCCGGCCGCATCGCCTATGTCAGCACGGCCTACTACAAGGCCCTGAAGCTGGACGGCAACTTCATCCTGGCCAGCGATATCGCGCAGGAAAAGCGCCTGAACGGGCAGCTGGGCGAAGTTGACGGCGTCGCCATCATGAAGTCGTATGGCCGCCTGCCCAAGGGCGTCGACCTGCTGCTGGCCCACCCCGTGGCCACGACCGCCCCGCACAAGCTGGCGGAGTACAAGACCCACATCGATCCGCCCGGCATCAACGGCCAGCTGGTCGAGGGTCGGAACTACTTCGACGCATTCGTGATGGAGCAGAAGAAGGGCGCCCTGGGCGTGCATCGCAGCGCGCTGATCACCCTGACGGCGACCAATGCCGCCGGCGCTGCCGGCAAGACCAAGTTTACCGCTGTCAGCGGTTACCTGGGCGAGCTTGGCGTGCCGATGGGTACCCTGGTCTACCAGATCGCGGCCAGCCCGACCGCCCCCGCGCTGGGCGCGGACATCTCCAACACCACGAACTACCCCGAGCTGACCCTGAACGCCGATATCGCCGCGACGGCCAACCACAAGTATATCGTGTCGCTGAAGGATCAGAACGGCAAGTGCATCGCCACCACCGGCACCGGCGTCACCATCGCCCTGGGCGAGTAAAAAAGGAGGAGGCGTATGACGGACCTTGAACGGCTGAAGCTGCTGACCATGGAAACGGGTGAGGCAGCGGGCTCGGACGGCTGCGCCTCCTCTTCGCCCCGCGCGTTTGAAGACGGCGAGCTGATCCTGATCCTGGAGCTGCATGACGGCGACGTGCGGGCCGCGGCCTATGACGTGCTGCTGAAAAAGGCTGTCAGCACCAAGATCACGCTGGCCGGCATGACGACAGCGGAGCAGGAAAAATACTGGCTTCGTTTGGCTGCCCGCGTGCGGCCCAACCGCGGCGGGGCCATCGACAGGGCGGATCAGCCATGAACGTACAAGACCAGCTGATCCGCGCCAACGTGATCGCAGCACTCCGGATGGTGGGCGGACACGAGTACGACATCATCCGCACACCCAGGGATCTCAACGGCCAGCCCAGCGGCCCGCCGGCGCAGGCCGGCAGGCTCTTTGCCTACGCCTACATCAAGGCATCCAGCGGCTATAACCTGCACATTGACCTGCCTGGCGTGATCACGACGGACCAGAACGGCCCGGCCATGACGGCGGTGCTGCTCTGCGGCGAAGAGCCGCAGGAGGGCGATACCGTCAGCTACAATGGGCGGCAGACGGATATCGTCAAAGCCTACCGTGCCGGCGTAGTCTGGGCGCTGGCCATTAAAGAACTCATTTAATGCTGAATGCGGAATGCTGAATGCTGAATGAGAAGTGCCAAGTCAAGACCGAAGGAGGTAATGGCCGGGTGATCAGAACGGACGTGAGCAAATTCCTGGCCAGCCTGGAGGTTAACCAGAGGCGGATGAGCTTCGCCCTGGAAAGCTACGCCAAGGCAGGCGGCGCCAAGATGGTCAAGTACGCCAAGCAGAACGCGCCTTGGGAGAACCGGACGCGCGCCGCCCGCGACGGCATCGCCTATAAAACCGAATGGGAGACCGCCTCGCGCCTTTGCCTTGGCCTGACCAGTGGCGTCAATTACGGTATCTACCTGGAGTTTGTCAACTTTGCCCACAAAGGCCGCCTCAGCATCTGGTGGCCGACCATCAACCGCCACAGCTCGGAGATCTACCAGGGCTGGGCGAGCGCTATCAATAACTGACCTACACAGAGGGAGGTGATCCCCTATCTACAACCAGATCAAGACGGCCCTGGCGGCCGTGATGCCCTGCTATGACCCGGGCGTGCAAATCGGCGAGGTGAAAGCGCCTTACTGCGTGATCCACGACGCAGGCATCAAGGCGCAGGATAACACCGGCGGCAAGCTGGGCCAGCAGATCTGGGAGATCGTCGTGCTGGTGCCTATCGCCGACCAGCCGAGCCTGCGCGCCAAGTGCCGGCAGATCAAGCAGGCGCTGGCCGCCATCCGCGGCCTGAAAGATACGGGCGAAGACGCCCCGACCGGCCTGGAGGCCAGCTACAAGGGCGCCGCCCAGAGCCTGATCTACAGGCAGCCGGTGGTCCTTATCAACAAATAACGGAGGTAATACATTATGCCTGATCCTACCCTGGAAGCCGTAAAAACCGGCTTTGCCGTCAGCGACATCGCTGCCGTGGTGATCACGACCGCTACCAAGAGCTATCTGGTGCAGACCGGCACCGAGGCGAATTTCCGGGCGGCGGTGGCCGCCGGCGCTGAAAAGGAGCTGCGCAAGAAAAACACCCTGCTGGCCCTGAATAAGACCCAGGACCTGGTCAAGGGCTACGACGTCGACCTGACCAACCTGCTGGTGCACCCGGAAGTGCTGGCCCTGATCGACGGCGGCGTGGCGACGTTCACGCTGGACGCGTTCACCAGCTATTCCGCGCCCGTGGCCGGTTCGCCT